TGCAGAAAATGTAGGACTCGGCGAGATCGATCAACCTGGTCTATACGAGATGATTAGTAGAGCAGCCGATCCGGCTAACAGTTATAACCTCTGCGCTCAAATTGCACAAAGCGCGCTAGGACAAATTTACGAGGATAAAGCCGGCCGCGTATGTTATGCAGATGCCGACCATCGTACGGCCTATTTATCGGCTAACGGCTATACGACTTTATCGGCTAACTACGCTACTCCATCTAGCGTTAAATCAATCCTACAAATAGGCAAGATCCGTAACTCCCTTGTATTTAACTATGGCAATAATTACAATAATCAAGCTACGGCCCTTGATGCCGACTCCATCGCTAACTACGGCCGTTATCAGCGAGCGGTAAATAGCAACCTGCATAACCTAAGCGATGTAAACGATGTTATGGATCGTGAGTTAGGCCTACGTGCTATCCCTCGAGAGCAGCTACAGGCGATTACCTTTAGACTAGATAGCGGCGACTTACCCGATGCAGAGCGTAATAAGCTCATCGATGTATTTTTTGGCGAGCCTATTGTTATTAACGATCTACCGATCAATATGTTTAACGGGTCGTTTAATGGCTTTTTAGAGGGCTTTGCTATCCGGGCTACGCCTCAATTTGTGGACATAACACTCACGCTAAGCCCTACAGATTTCTCACTCGTTGCGCCACAATGGGACACGGTTAGCCCGGCTAACCTAGTTTGGACGGGTGTAAACGCTACACTCATCTGGGAAAATGCTTTTGGAGGTTTGACATAATGGCAACAGTAACGCCTAATTTTAATTGGCCGGTACCTACATCGACCGACTTAGTAAAAGATGGAGCGACGGCTATCGAAGCCTTAGGCGACTCTATCGATGCCTCTTTAGTCGATCTTAAAGGCGGCACTACGGGACAGGTATTAAGCAAAACATCCGGTACGGACATGGATTTTACGTGGGTTACGTCCGATGATGCTAACGCTATCCAAAATACTATCGTCGATGCTAAAGGCGATTTAATTGCAGCTACGGCAAACGATACGCCGGCTCGTTTAGCGGTCGGTACTAACGGCCAAGTATTAACGGCGGACTCAACGGCAGCTACGGGATTAAAGTGGGCAGTGGCCGCAGGTGGTCTAACTTTGATTAACACGACGACAATTACAAACGGCGTATCCTCGGTATCGTTAAATAATGTGTTTAGCTCTAGTTATAATAATTACCGAGTTATTATAAATTGGCTTGAGGGCAGCGTAACTACAGCTACGGTAAGTTTACGTTTACGGGTAAGTGGTACGGATAATACTGGCGCTTTTGCTTATCAGCCTCGCGGTTGGAAAAATACCGGAGGTACTTTAGCCGGATTTGGTACGGCAGGCAGCTCGATACCGTTAAACGTAATTACAGGTGCGGATCCAATTACTATTATGGATGTTACTTTGCCTTTTGTTACACGCCAAACTAATTTTATTATTGACTCTTTTGAGGGTAATAATAATGATGCGTGGGGTTTTGGGGCTACACATAACCAAGCCGTCTCTTATGACGGTTTTACGGTATTCCCATCTAGCGGTACTTTTACCGGTGGCACTATTTATGTATATGGATATGGAATATAAAATGACAAAAATACAAATAGATAACGAAGTCATCACGGCAAACTCGACACAAGAAAACGAAATTAAAACCGCACAAAACGAGTCTTTAGATTTAACTAATTTGATAGCTCAAGAAAGATTAAACCGTAAATTAGCATTTGATAAGTTTATCGATTTGGGATTACCCGAGGAGGTAGCTTTAACTATTTCAGGTTGGGTAGAAAATCCTACGCCGCCTCGTGAGGTTTAATGCTTACAAGTTATAACGGATATCCGGCCTCTAAAGATCCGGACGAGATAAAAATAAAGTCCTACCCCGTAAAGGGTACGGATCGTAAGCTTAGGTGCGCCGAGAGTGTTGGGCCTCTCTTGGCCGCCTTTGCTGCGGAGTTTCACGAGCTGATCGAGCCGATCGATGAGGGTACGTTTGACGATTGGGGTTACGCTTTTCGTATGGTACGCGGATCTACTGATCGCTTATCGTGTCACTCATCCGGTACCGCAATAGATCTTAATGCTACAAAGCATCCACTCGGTAAGGCCGGTACTTTTCCGGCTGAAAAGATCCCGATGCTAAAAGCTCTAGCAAAAAAATACGGCCTCAAATGGGGCGGCGATTTTAAGAGCAGGCCGGACGATATGCACTTTGAGGTCGAAATATCGGCAAGCAAGGCTAAAGCCTTAATCGCTAGTTTAGGTTTATAGTTAGATAAATCCTTAAGGGCACTAAGGAGCAACAAATGAAAGAGCAAGCAATAGCGGCGGCAAAATCATACGGTCGAGCATCCCTCGCATCCGTAGCGGCTTTGTATATGTCCGGCATCACCGACTATAAAGTATTGGCTAACGCGTTTATCGCCGGGCTAATCGGGCCACTACTAAAAGCGCTGCAACCGTCGGAGAAGCAATTAGGCGTAGGCGCTAAGTAATGGAAAGAGCTCAGCTCGTAGTTGGTATAGCTCTTGGGAGTTTTACTATTTTGGGGCTAGGAGCTGGGCTCGTCCGTCATCTAGTTAAGTATTATTTAGCCGAGCTAAAGCCGGACGGCAACGGCGGCCATAACTTAGCCGGGCGCGTTGAGCGCATCGAGCAGCGCGTGGACCGTATCTACGAGATTTTGTTAGAGGATCGACTAGCCAAGTAGCGACACGCCAAAAGGCTATACGCTTTGTATTCTGACAAAAAGCCCTCATACTGATACTACAAACGCTGAGAGGGCTACTCGGTTAGTAGCTTGATCGGCCTTAACAAAGGGCTAAGTAATGAATAGTTTAGATATATTGATCGGTTTGGCAGCCTGCGGTATGGGCTTTATGTTTATGGTAATCGGCTACTCAATAGGACACCGACAAGGGCACGGCGAGGGCTTTGTACGTGGCCGCGCTATCGCTCAAGCTCTGAAAGATAAGGAGCTAATCTAATGGGGTTTTTAGATAACTACGAGGACGTAAACGCTCGTATTAAGCGCTTTAGATTAGAATTCCCATCCGGGAGATTAGTCGCTTATATTGAGGATCTAGATATTATTAAAGGCACGATCCTCGTTAAAGCTGAGGCGTACCGTGAGTATGAGGATCATCTACCTAGCGCCGTCGATTACGCTTTTGGTAACGTTTCGACTTATCCAAACAATATGAAAAAATGGTTTATCGAGGACACAATTACCTCAGCTTACGGCCGCTGCATAGGTTTACTAACGCCAAGCCTTGAGCATAACTCACGGCCAACCGCGCAGGATATGGAAAAGGTAGAGACTTTACCGGCAGACTCGGACCCGTGGAGTACAAAGGCCTCGATCGAGGATATGGCCACAATGGCGAGTAGCATTTTAGAGATTGGTAAAACTCTCGGCGGTGAATTAGTAGCTGAGGCCCCTCGATGTGCTCATGGCACGATGGTTTGGGCTGAGGGTACGGCTAAGGCAACGGGTAAACCGTGGGCCGCTTATAAGTGCACCGAGCGAGTTAGAGCTAATCAATGTAACCCGTATTGGCACGTACTCGGATCCGACGGGAAATGGAAGCCTCAAGTATGACCATAAACCCTAAAGATATTTACCGGGCAACCGATGACCATATTTACTCTTTCGATGGATATGCAGGCTCGGGTAATTGCTCTAAATGCGATAACGATACGCATATAAACGATTATGTACGCGAGGATGGTTTGGTCGTGGCATTTTGTAAACGATGCGAGGACGGTCTAAAGCTATGAGCGAGCTAACCTTTATTAAAGACGGACTAGCTACGACTATCCACGATAACGGCGATATGACCGTAGTAGCCGCCAAACAATGCGACGAGTGCTTTAAGTGGCATACCGCACTCGGCGGCTTTGATGTACGCGATGTAAGCGGTGAGGTAGTTTTATGGTTATGTGCACAATGTCGCGCGTAGCTAAAGTAATACTCGATCGATCGCAGGAAATTACCGCTCATCGTGTAGGGCTAGAGCGCACGATTATACGTAATGCCGATCCAACCGATGCGAGTAATTTTGGCCAAGCTTATAAAAACTGGCACGAGCTTGTATGGCAAGAGTCAGAGAGTGCAGCCGCAGAGATTGCCGTAGCTAACTATTTTGGCGATTATGGCTTTGTACCGGCTATTGATAACGCTCACGATACGGCAGATGTGGGCGAGAATATCGAGGTCAAATGGACCAAACACGCTAACGGGCATTTAATCGTACAAAATAGAGGACCGGGCAGGCCTAACGATGTAGCTATATTGGTTACAGGCTTTAGCCCGGTTTACGTTTTACTCGGGTGGATGCCTATAAGTATGGCTAAGCAACCTCGATACAAACACACGTATCAGGATAACTATTGGGTACCTCGAGCTAATCTATTTGAGATGCAATATCTAAAAAGGTCTAATTATGGCGACGTATAAAACTAAATGCCGGCTATGCGGCAAAATGACCGATCATATAGAGCGAGTCGTAACCGATAACCTGCCACCGTACGTTAAGTCGCTCCAATGCGTTAAATGCGGTGTTATGGGAATAGTACTTATGGAGGATGTACGCGATGCCGATGTATGAATATGAGTGCATTATGTGCAATATCCGGTATGAGCTTGAGCAACCTATAACCTCAAACGCTGCGCCTATGTGCTGCGGTACGCATATGAGGCAGGTGTATCACGCACCCAGTATTAGCTTTAAGGGCACGGGATGGGGTGGGTCTAAATGAGGACACAAATTACTCATATATGCGATTGTGGTAAAACTTTTAATATTGATAATGCAAGGCCTTTAGTAGCCGTAACTATTCTGCAAGTATCTATAAAAAATCACTCAGATAATTGCGAATTGGCTGGGGGTAAAGATGCTTAATAGTTATCCACAAGGTTTATCCACATATGTTAAAAAGGTGTGGGACACGCCCAAACGTACGCTCAACTATTGCGCCTATTTGACAAAGGCTTTACGCTCCATACTCGCAGGCGAGCCGCTACCGCGGATAGCTCGCAGGCGTAGTTTGGTGCTATTGGCCGGGCTATTGCTATTTAGCAATATGCCTGCATCTCAAGCAATTAACACACAAAGAGATAAAGAAAACTACAAACTCTACGCACATATAAAGCTATTAAATGCTAAGCAATATAGATGCTTAGAGATCTTATGGAATAAAGAGAGTAGATGGGATCCTCGAGCAGATAACCCTAAGAGCTCTGCATATGGGATACCTCAACTACTTAAGATGACAGAGTTAGATCCCTTTAAGCAAATAGATCTAGGTCTCAAGTACATAAGCAAGCGGCATAACACACCATGCAAAGCACTCGATTACCATAATCGCAAAGGCCACTACTAATGGTGCACGGTAAGCACGACCCTAGACTCAGTAATAAGTACAAGAAGCAAAGGCTAGTAGTCCTAGCTCGGGATGGTTATACGTGTGTGTATTGTGGGCAGGATGCCACTACGGT